GTTTTTAACCATCCTTCTACTAGACGTACACTCGTACATCCTCTAGTATTTCCTTTATTTATCTTCCCATAAGCCCCTGCCTTTAACGTTTAACTCTCGCTATCGACATGGCATTCTTGAACGTTTCTGCTGTCCCCAGCTGTGCTTTCGCACCTGCTTTCGCACCCCACGCCGGTGCAAGCCCCATTGTGCCCGACAGTTTCCCTTGCGTACCCCGTTATTCGGACGACATATCCCATTTCCGTTTAACGTTGTCGCTTGACTTCTCTGTCCCACGCCCGCTCTCTTTGAACGCGCGTGTGCACTTGAGTGCTTCTACCGACAACCCCTTACCATCGCTTCCCCTTGGTTTCCACGCTGAAACCTTTGTTTTGGAATTGAACGGCAGTTCGGCTCCCTTCTCTATACCGTCCCGCCACATTGACTTCGTTGTGAACCGGCCTTTCTCCGTGTTCCCTACTGAAGTCCTCTCCGTCAGTTCCCTTCGAACACCTTCTAGGTTGTTCGCTCTTTTATGCGACTTTTTCCTTTACTGTTCCAAACCAGGTCCTTGCGTTGAAATTGCTTCTTTTTCAACTCCACCACCCTGTTTAGTTTCGAACTGCGTTGCACAAATTCCCACGCACGCCGAAATGGAAAGTATTCGTTTTCCAACGAAGACTCTTCCAGCTGGTCGGTTCTTACAGTTCCACAAACGAAAATACACGAAACGACCTGAAACTCTAATCATACACGAGAGCGGCTTGGCTCTCAAAACCAGCGCGTTAGGTGTTACATCGAAACCTAATTCGCGCCCTATCACCGTGAAATCTGCTTCCGGTGAAAAATATGAAGCTTACGAGATCTCTCGTAAAGACTTCGAACGCTCCCGCAGGAGGCAACAAACTCCTCGCGTTCGTTCTCACAAGCCCCGGAAGATAAATAAAGCTGTCGAACCTTTCTTCTTTCCAGAAGAACCAAAGAAAGACAAACGGAAGAGAGCTTCTCTTCCGACTGAAGATGAAGGTTTCATTACTTTTGGGACCTTGCGCTTTCCGCTTTCGGAAACCCCTAAGGAAGAACCTCGTCTTCCTAAATTTCGGGAAGTTGAAATTCCTGTAGTCAAGAAACATGCTGTACCAGCAGTAGTTTCTAAACCAGTTCGAACGTTTAGACCAGTCGCTACCACTGGCGCTGAGTATGTCAACGCTCGGAACCAGTGTTCGCGCCGTCCAAGAAATCATCCGATTTTACGCAGTGCTTCTTATACTTTCGGTTTTAAGAAAATGCCGCTCCAGCGTTTCATGAAAGAAAAGAAAGAATACTACGTGAAGCGCTCTAAGGTCGTGAGTAGTTGTAGTGTAACTAAAAGTCCTTTGGAAGCTTTGGCCAGCATACTAAAGAACTTACCACAGTATTCCTACAACTCAGAACGGTTAAAATTTTACGATCATTTTATCGGCGACGACTTTGAAATTGAAGTGCATCCGCTGCGAGGCGGCAAATTAAGTGTGCTTCTTATTTTGCCTAAGGGCGAAGCTTACTGCGTAGTCACTGCGGCCACGCCGCAGTACCACGCTGCTTTAACTATTGCGCGTGGCGATCGTCCTCGCGTTGGTGAACTTTTGCAGTACCGACCCGGCGAAGGGTTATGTTACCTCGCCCACGCTGCTCTTTGTTGCGCTCTTCAGAAGCGCACCTTTCGCGAAGAAGACTTCTTCGTTGGTATGTACCCGACGAAGTTTGTCTTCGCTAAACGACTCACTGAAAAGTTGGGTCCTAGTGCTCTCAAACATCCTGTGCGCGGAAGACAAGTCTCTCGTTCACTCTTCCACTGTGATGTGGCTTCTGCTTTTTCGAGCCCCTTTTACAGTTTGCCGCGTTTCATCGGCGGCGTGGAAGAAGAAGCTCCTGAGATCACGTCGTCTCTTAAGCACAAGGCGATCGAATCGGTCTACGAACGTGTCAGCATTCACAAAGACAACTTGTTGGCTCGTAGCGTGGAAAAGGATTTGATCGACTTTAAAGACGAAATCAAGTCGCTGTCGAAGGAAAAACGTTCCGTTACCGTCCCCTTCTATATGGGGGAGGCCGTACAGAGTGGTTTGACGCGCGCGTACCCTCAGTTTAATTTGAGTTTCACTCACAGTGTCTATTCGGACCACCCTGCGGCGGCCGGTTCCCGTCTGTTGGAAAACGAAACTTTAGCCTCGATGGCTAAATCTTCCTTTTCTGATATAGGGGGCTGCCCGCTTTTTCACATAAAGAGGGGGAGCACAGATTACCACGTGTGCAGACCGATTTACGACATGAAGGACGCTCAACGAAGAGTTTCGAGGGAACTCCAAGCGAGAGGGCTGGTGGAAAACCTTTCCCGCGAACAACTTGTTGAAGCTCAGGCGCGCGTTTCGGTGTGCCCTCACACTCTCGGCAATTGTAACGTGAAAAGCGACGTGCTAATCATGGTGCAGGTTTACGACGCATCTTTGAACGAAATTGCGTCGGCGATGGTCCTAAAGGAATCGAAAGTCGCTTACCTCACCATGGTGACTCCGGGTGAACTTCTAGATGAACGCGAAGCCTTCGCTATCGACGCTTTGGGGTGCGACGTCGTCGTGGACACCCGCCGAGACATGGTGCAGTACAAATTCGGATCATCTTGTTACTGCCACAAACTGTCGAATATAAAGAGTATAATGTTGACTCCCGCATTCACTTTCAGCGGGAATCTTTTTTCGGTCGAGATGTACGAAAACCGAATGGGCGTCAACTACTACAAAATCACTCGTTCAGCGTATTCTCCTGAGATACGCGGCGTTAAGACGCTGCGGTACCGCCGAGCCTGCACCGAGGTCGTGCAAGTTAAACTGCCACGCTTCGATAAAACTCTAAAGACGTTTCTCTCCGGGTATGATTACATATATTTGGATGCGAAATTCGTCTCTCGAGTCTTCGATTACGTGGTTAGCAACTGTAGCGTTGTTAACAGTAAAACCTTCGAGTGGGTGTGGAGTTACATAAAATCAAGTAAATCGCGCGTTGTCATAAGTGGGAAAGTGATACATCGAGATGTGCATATCGACCTCAAACACTCTGAATGTTTTGCGGCTGTGATGCTCGCGGTTGGGGTGCGTTCTCGCACAACTACTGAATTTTTAGCGAAGAACCTCAATTATTACACTGGCGATGCTTCGTGCTTTGAGACTATCCGTTTCCTCTTTCGGGAGTGGAGCCGGAGGGCTTACGCGGAAATAAATCGCAGTTTTCGAAAGCTTATGAAGAGCATTCTTTCCGCTGGGTTAGATTACGAATTTCTCGATCTTGACAACTCGCTCCAACACTTGCTTGAATACTCAGAGGTTGAAGTGCGCGTTTCAATCGCTCAGAATGGTGAGGTGGATTGCAACGAAGAGAACCGTGTTTTGACGGAGATAATAGCCGAAGCAGCGGACAGGAAATCTATCGCTCAAGGTCTCAGCGGAGCGTTGAGCTCCGTTCCAACGCAACCGAGAGGCGGTCTGAGAGGGGGTAGTCGCCGAAGTGGAGTTTCTTTCCTTTATAACTTGGTAGAGGAAGTCGGAAATCTTTTCTTTTCCGTCGGTGATGCCGTGCGGTTTCTTGTTAAGGTTTTTAAAACTTTTTCCGACTCTCCCATCTTTCGGGTCGTTCGGATGTTCCTGGACTTGGCGGAAGCAGCTTCACCGTTCGTTTCGGTTGTTTCTTTGTGCGCGTGGTTGCGCGAAGCTGTAAGCGCTTTCTCAAGCTGGGTTGCCGACAGAACGGTGTCGGAAAGTGTAAAAACCTTTGTAAACCGTACGGTAAAAAGGTTTCTAAACTTTATGTCTGCAAAAACCCTGACGAAAAAATTTTTTAGGTTTTTCTTATCCGCTTCCGCCTTAGCTAAAACCGTTGTGAGGAAGGCGAAGGTGATTTTGGAAGCTTACTGGGAAGTGTGGTTCGAATCGATTCTTTCGGATAGTGGAGAGTACAGTGCTGTTGAATTTTGTAGCAGCGTTGTGATCACACTGTTAACGAATTCCGGTCGGCTGCTACCTGGGTTTAGTCCATCCGCTATCATTACTGAAGTACTGCTTGACCTAGCCACGAAAATATCCATTGAAGTTCTTCTAAAACAAATTTCTCCTGCCGACTCGACAGCTTCTTCGGCCTTATATCGCCGCGTCCTAAGCGAGATTCTGTCGAATTTTCGCACAATGGGCGAACACGGGATCTTCACTAAAGTCTTTTTACTCTGCGGGTTTCTACCCGTGTTTGTTAGGAAGTGCGTCGCTCTGTGCGTTCCTGGTGACATGGCGACGTACGCCCGGTTTCTCGAATACGGGGTCGACGATCTCTTCTTTTTGGGAAGGTCCGTGAACTCGATTAAGAACTACCTATGTGTGGTCGCTGCCGGGTTGGTGGACTCCATTGTCGATTCCGTTGTTTTGAAACTTTCCGGTGTCGCCAAAGAGCGAGTGCTTGGTTTTAAATCAAAAATCATAAAGAATTTTTTAAACGTCTTTAGGAAGGCGAAAGTCGTTACACGTACTTCTTCCAGCACGGACTTGTCGGAAGACGAATATTTTTCGTGCGACGAAAGCAAACCCGGCTTGAGAGGCGGTTCCTCTAGGTTCACGCTTTCGCGATTGCTTGACATCTTTTTCAATTTCCTGAAAAGTTCAAAGCTCGTCATAGAGAATGCGTGCTTTTCTGCTTACGAAAGGATTGAAAGGAACATGAAACTATACTTTTTTCCTTTAAATTCTTCGGAAGAAGAAGCTCGCCGCTTAATTCGGTGCGCGGGAGACTTCGACTACTTAAGCGATAGCGCTTTCGACGAAGATGAAATGTTACGGCAAGCTTTCGAACAATACTATTCCAGTGACGACGAGAGTGTAACTTACGATGGAAAACCCACAGTTCTCCGTAGTTACTTGAACGTGAGTAGAAGGTTCTTGGAAACGTTCTGTAACGGCCCGAAGTTTTTCGTCAAAGTTTCGAATTACTTTAAAGCGCTGTATAGTCGTTTGCTCCGTGTTCTACCGTGGGTAGACAGAAATCTTTCTGACTCGCCAGGACTTAAAGGAGGTAACGAGAAAGCTCTTCTTGCGAAGTTCTTTAAAACCTGCGTCATAACCGCTTGCGAATGTGTGTCGCAGATATGCTGCCTGCGTCTTATTCGCTTATGTTGGGGGACACCAGCGTGTGGTTTAGTTAGGTTATTTTACATAACTTATTCCAGTACTCGCGTGTTGTCGCGTGTTGTGGTCGCGGTGGCTGTATGCCCTCTTTTGGTCAGAAACGAACTGGATGGCTTGAGTGATGGATTAACCAACATGGGCGTTTCGGTTTTTCGTCGCTTGTTCGTCGCCCTTCGGCGCGCGCTTTCGGCGTACTCTAATTCCGCCCTACGACGGAAGATTATCGAATTCATTTTCGGAAACATTCACCACCCTTTTGATGTCGCAGTAATCGAAACAAACGAAGTTGCGCCGGAACCTCTTTCACCGGAAGTAGACATTGATGTCGACTGCGACTTTGGTTCCGATTCAGAATCGGTTTCTTCAGATGAAGTCGCGTCGAATCCCCGTCCAGGCTTACACGGTGGGAGTAGGCGCTCTTCCAACTTTCTAACCTCTCTCGTGAAGGTTGTTTTTAAATTGGCTAGGCGCATTCCGCGTTTGCTTTTCCGTTTGCGCAATTTTGTGGCGTACTTTGTTGAACGACGGCTGGCTTCAAAAAGGTTGAAGACATTCATCGGTCTGGCCAGGCTGTTTGATAATTTCTCACTCACTTCGGTGGTTTACCTTCTCCAAGAGTACGATTCAGTGCTGAACGCATTTATAGACGTCGAGCTAATCCTACTTAACTCGGGTAGCGTGAATGTGCTACCTTTAGTTTCTTGGGTCAGGGGATCTCTAACGAAGTTAGCGGAAGCGATCGTTGGTTCAGGCTTCGCTTCGTTTCTAGGAAGGATGTGCTGTCGTGTGTCTGACTGGTGCTCCTCGTCTTCGAACGCCGGTTGTAACTTTATGAGTCCGGTTCGTACGAAAGGGAAGTTCGTTCCCCCTTCGTCTTCCGGTTCAACCGCTTCGATGTATGAACGTCTCGAAGCTCTCGAGAGCGATATCCGCGAACACGTGCTTTCCACGTGTCGTGTAGGAAGCGACGAAGAAGAAGAAAGGCCGAAAGAAGTGACAGAACCAGGAATTGAACATACTTCTGAAGATGTTGTTCCTATTCGTTCACACTCGCAACCCTTATCTGGAGGTGAATGTTCGTATTCTGAAGATCGTGAAGAGAATGAACGAGCGAACCTGTTACCGCACGTTAGCAAAATCGTCAGTGAACGAAGGGGTTTGGAGACCGCCCGTCGAAACAAACGTACTCTACATGGTGTAAGCGAGTTTCTCAACGCTATTAATACTAGCAATGAGCAACCTAGGCCGATAATCGTTGACCACTCTCCCGAATCTCGCGCGTTGACCAACTCCGTGAGGGAATTCTATTACCTCCAGGAACTCGCTCTTTTTGAGTTGAGTTGCAAACTTCGTGAGTATTACGATCAATTGAAGGTTGCGAATTTTAACAGACAAGAGTGTTTGTGCGACAAAGACGAAGACATGTTTGTTCTACGAGCCGGACAAGGTGTAGTTTCCGGCAGAAACTCGAGGTTGCCTCTTAAGCATTTCAAGGGTCACGAATTTTGTTTTCGATCTGGAGGGTTGGTCCCTTACGACGGTACCAGCAGAGTGGACACCATTTTTCACACGCAAACGAATTTCGTTTCCGCGAACGCGCTTCTTTCGGGCTATCTCTCCTATAGAACTTTCACTTTCACTAATTTGAGCGCTAACGTACTGCTGTACGAAGCTCCTCCAGGTGGTGGAAAGACCACGACTTTGATAAAGGTTTTTTGTGAAACTTTTTCAAAAGTTAATTCGCTGATTTTAACGGCGAATAAGAGTTCGCGAGAAGAAATACTTGCGAAGGTGAATCGCATCGTACTTGACGAAGGCGATACGCCTCTTCAGACGCGTGACAGGATTTTAACTATCGATTCTTATCTAATGAACAACAGAGGTTTGACGTGTAAGGTTTTGTACCTCGATGAGTGTTTCATGGTTCACGCTGGAGCTGCTGTAGCTTGCATCGAATTCACCAAATGCGATTCAGCCATCTTATTTGGAGACAGCAGGCAAATTCGTTACGGTCGATGTAGTGAATTGGATACTGCTGTTCTTTCAGATTTGAACCGTTTTGTCGATGACGAATCGAGAGTATATGGTGAAGTCTCATACAGGTGTCCTTGGGACGTTTGTGCTTGGTTGTCAACTTTCTACCCGAAAACTGTGGCCACTACCAACTTGGTTTCAGCCGGTCAATCTTCGATGCAAGTACGCGAGATTGAAAGCGTAGACGACGTCGAATATTCCAGTGAATTCGTCTACTTGACTATGTTACAGTCAGAGAAGAAAGATCTGCTGAAATCTTTCGGCAAGAGGTCTCGTTCGAGCGTTGAGAAACCCACGGTCTTAACAGTCCATGAAGCTCAGGGTGAAACCTACCGCAAAGTTAACCTCGTCAGAACGAAATTTCAAGAGGACGATCCTTTTCGGAGCGAGAACCACATCACAGTGGCCTTGTCTAGGCATGTCGAGAGTCTGACCTATTCGGTCCTGAGTAGTAAACGTGACGACGCAATAGCCCAAGCTATAGTGAAGGCGAAACAACTTGTGGATGCCTATCGCGTTTACCCCACGTCATTTGGTGGGAGTACTCTTGATGTTAGTGTTAACCCTTCTACTTCTGACAGGAGCAAATGTAAAGCTTCCTCTGCCCCTTACGAAGTTATAAACAGCTTCTTGGAGAGCGTGGTTCCGGGCACTACTTCAGTAGACTTTGGGGACGTTTCCGAAGAGATGGGTACTCAGGTTTTTGAGTCCGGTGCTGATAACGTTGTTATTCGTGATTCCGCACCTGTTAACAAGTCGACGGATCACGACCCGCAGCGGGTTTAGCTCGATTCGCTCGCAGGCGATTCCTAAGAGGAAACCGTCGCTGCAAGAGAATTTATACTCTTATGAGTCGCGTAATTACAACTTTACCGTTTGTGAACGTTTTTCCGGACCGCAGGAGTTCGGACAGGCGATGGCGATGGTTATGTTGGAACGAAGCTTTGACTTAGAGAAAGTTGCTAAAGTTAGAAGCGATGTGATCGCCATAACAGAAAAAGGGGTGCGAACATGGATGTCAAAACGTGAACCTTCTCAGCTTAGGGCTCTTAGTAGTGACTTACAAAAGCCTCTAAACTTGGAAGAGGAAATAACGACTTTTAAGTTGATGGTTAAGCGGGACGCGAAAGTCAAACTCGATTCGTCGTGTTTGGTGAAACACCCACCAGCGCAGAATATAATGTTCCATCGCAAGGCGGTGAACGCGATTTTCTCGCCGTGTTTCGACGAGTTTAAAAATAGAGTCATTACCTGTACGAATTCAAATATTGTTTTCTTTACCGAAATGACTAACTCTACTCTCGCGTCGATAGCGAAAGAGATGCTGGGGAGCGAACACGTTTACAACGTTGGGGAAATAGACTTTTCGAAATTCGACAAATCCCAAGACGCTTTCATTAAGTCGTTTGAACGAACCTTGTATTCAGCGTTTGGTTTCGACGAAGACCTGCTTGACGTGTGGATGCAAGGTGAATACACCAGCAACGCTACAACTCTGGACGGTCAACTTTCTTTTTCCGTCGACAACCAGAGGAAATCGGGCGCTTCTAATACGTGGATTGGTAATTCCATCGAGACTCTTGGTATTTTGAGCATGTTCTATTACACCAATCGATTTAAGGCTCTTTTCGTGTCCGGGGACGACTCTTTGATTTTCTCCGAATCTCCTATCAGAAATTCAGCCGATGCGATGTGCACAGAACTCGGTTTTGAGACTAAGTTTCTCACTCCGAGCGTCCCGTATTTCTGCTCAAAGTTTTTCGTTATGACCGGTCACGACGTTTTCTTCGTGCCCGACCCTTATAAACTTTTAGTGAAATTAGGAGCTTCTAAGGATGAAGTAGACGATGAGTTTCTGTTTGAAGTGTTCACCTCTTTTCGCGATTTAACGAAAGATTTAGTCGATGAAAGAGTGATCGAACTCTTGACGCATTTGGTTCACAGTAAGTACGGGTACGAAAGTGGTGATACGTACGCCGCCCTGTGTGCTATTCATTGTATTCGTTCAAACTTTTCATCGTTCAAGAAATTGTACCCTAAAGTTAAGGGTTGGGTCGTTCACTACGGTAAACTGAAGTTTGTGCTGCGCAAATTCGCGAACTGTTTTCGCGAGAAGTTTGACACTGCTTTCGGCGAACGTACTTTCTTACTTACGACGAAGCTTGAAACGGTGTTGTGACTCAGTTGCTGTTTTGTTTATTTGTGTGTCTGTAGTCCTACTTTGCGGTTATGGACTGTGTACTCCGCTCGTATTTATTACTCGCATTCGGTTTTTTGATTTGCTTGTTCCTTTTCTGCTTGGTGGTCTTCATTTGGTTCGTGTATAAACAGATACTTTTTCGAACTACCGCGCAGTCGAACGAAGCGCGTCACAACCATTCTACGGTCGTGTGATGGTTGTTTTCGGTTTAGACTTCGGCACCACTTTTTCAAGTGTGTGTGCCTATGTTGGAGAAGAACTGTATCTGTTCAAGCAGAGAGATAGTGCTTACATACCTACTTACGTATTTTTACATTCTGATACTCAAGAAGTGGCTTTCGGATACGACGCCGAGGTTCTTTCTAACGATCTTTCAGTTCGTGGAGGTTTCTATCGCGACTTAAAACGCTGGATAGGATGCGACGAAGAAAACTATAGAGACTACCTGGAAAAACTTAAGCCGCACTACAAGACAGAGCTGCTTAAGGTTGCTCAAAGTTCGAAGTCCACTGTGAAATTGGACTGTTACTCTGGTACCGTGCCACAGAATGCCACTTTACCAGGTTTGATAGCGACTTTCGTCAAAGCTCTGATTTCCACAGCCAGCGAAGCTTTCAAATGTCAGTGCACCGGTGTTATCTGTTCAGTCCCTGCCAACTACAATTGTTTGCAAAGGTCTTTTACCGAAAGTTGTGTCAATCTGAGTGGCTACCCCTGTGTTTACATGGTTAACGAGCCGTCGGCTGCGGCGCTTTCTGCTTGTTCTAGAATCAAAGGCGCCACTTCACCCGTTCTCGTGTACGATTTCGGAGGTGGAACGTTTGACGTTTCCGTGATTTCAGCGCTCAACAACACTTTTGTGGTGCGCGCTTCGGGAGGTGACATGAACTTGGGTGGTCGCGACATCGACAAGGCTTTTGTTGAACACTTGTACAACAAAGCTCAACTGCCCGTGAACTACAAAATTGATATTTCCTTCTTGAAAGAGTCGCTTTCAAAGAAGGTTTCTTTCCTGAACTTCCCGGTGGTCAGTGAACAGGGCGTAAGAGTTGACGTTTTAGTTAACGTCAGCGAGTTAGCTGAAGTGGCGGCCCCGTTCGTGGAGAGAACGATAAAAATAGTTAAAGAAGTTTACGAAAAGTACTGTAGCAGTATGCGATTGGAACCAAACGTTAAAGCTAAATTGCTTATGGTGGGTGGGTCTTCTTACTTGCCCGGTCTGCTGTCACGTCTTTCCTCTATACCGTTCGTGGACGAATGCCTCGTGCTGCCCGACGCTCGAGCGGCGGTCGCCGGGGGGTGCGCTTTGTACTCAGCTTGTCTTCGAAACGATTCTCCGATGTTGTTGGTTGACTGCGCAGCTCACAATCTCAGCATTAGTAGCAAATATTGTGAATCCATCGTATGTGTTCCTGCTGGTTCACCTATCCCGTTTACGGGAGTTAGAACGGTTAACATGACCGGTTCTAACGCTTCCGCTGTCTATAGTGCGGCGCTTTTTGAAGGGGACTTCGTTAAGTGTCGTCTAAACAAGAGGATTTTCTTTGGCGATGTCGTTTTAGGAAACGTCGGGGTGACTGGTTCCGCTACTAGGACAGTCCCGCTAACACTCGAAATTAACGTTTCGAGCGTCGGAACGATCTCTTTTTCTCTCGTCGGACCGACGGGTGTTAAGAAACTAATAGGTGGAAACGCTGCTTACGATTTCTCGAGTTATCAGCTCGGGGAGCGCGTCGTCGCTGACTTGCACAAACATAATTCTGATAAAGTGAAACTCATTCATGCTCTGACATATCAACCTTTTCAAAGGAAGAAATTGACTGACGGCGACAAAGCTCTGTTCTTAAAGAGACTGACTGCTGATTACCGACGTGAAGCAAGGAAGTTTAGTTCGTATGACGACGCGGTTCTCAACTCCAGCGAATTACTACTGGGGAGAATTATTCCGAAGATTCTTCGGGGGTCAAGAGTGGAAAAACTTGATGTCTGAAGCTGCTTCGGTTAGTCGACCTAGGTACAGTAGCGACTTTCGTTTTTCAGACGGTGTTATATTAAGTCGCAAGACGTTTGGCGAATCAACCGGCGAGTCATTCGTACGCGAGTTTTCCTTGTTGCTGACGTTCCCAAAGACTTACGAAGTTTGCAAATTATGCGGTGTGGCCATGGAACTAGCTCTGAATGGTATGAATCGTCTGTCCGATTATAATGTTTCGGAGTTCAACATTGTCGATGTGAAAACCGTGGGTTGCAAGTTTAATATACAGTCCGTCACTGAATTCGTGAAAAAGATCAACGGGAATGTGGCCGAACCTTCTCTCGTCGAGCACTGCTGGTCTCTGTCTAATTCTTGCGGTGAATTGATCAATCCGAAAGATACGAAGCGATTCGTCTCTCTTATCTTTAAAGGGAAAGACCTCGCCGAAAGTACCGACGAAGCTATAGTTTCCTCTTCTTACTTAGATTACCTTTCCCATTGTTTGAACTTATATGAAACGTGTAATCTTTCATCTAACTCGGGGAAGAAATCTTTGTACGATGAATTTCTAAAGCACGTGATCGATTACCTTGAAAACAGCGACTTAGAATATCGTTCACCTTCTGACAACCCTTTGGTTGCCGGCATTCTTTACGATATGTGTTTTGAGTACAACACGCTTAAGTCGACATACTTGAAGAACATAGAGTCTTTCGATTGTTTTCTAAGTCTGTATTTGCCGTTGCTTAGTGAAGTCTTTTCGATGAACTGGGAACGACCAGCGCCTGATGTCAGGTTGCTTTTCGAACTCGACGCTGCTGAACTTCTTTTAAAAGTTCCGACGATTAACATGCACGACTCAACTTTCCTATACAAGAATAAGTTGAGGTATTTGGAGTCCTACTTTGAAGACGACTCTAACGAACTTATAAAGGTGAAAGTTGACTCACTCTTAACCCGAGACAATCCTGAACTAAAACTAGCCCAGAGGTGGGTGGGTTTCCATTGTTACTACGGGGTCTTCAGGACCGCCCAGACTAGGAAAGTGAAGAGAGACGCGGAATACAAACTTCCTCCGGCTCTCGGTGAATTCGTAATAAATATGAGTGGGGTTGAAGAGTTCTTTGAGGAGCTACAGAAGAAAATGCCTTCCATTTCCGTTCGCCGCAGGTTTTGTGGCAGTTTATCTCACGAAGCTTTTTCTGTTTTCAAAAGATTCGGGGTGGGTTTCCCTCCGATCACTAGGTTAAATGTTCCAGTGAAGTACTCCTATCTAAACGTTGATTATTACAGACATGTAAAGAGGGTAGGTTTGACGCAGGACGAGTTGACTATTCTTAGTAACATCGAATTCGATGTCGCTGAAATGTGTTGCGAGAGGGAAGTGGCTTTACAAGCCCGTCGCGCTCAGCGCGGCGAAAAACCATTTCAGGGTTGGAAAGGTACAAAAAACGAAATTTCTCCGCACGCGCGTTCTTCAATTCGAGTGAAAAAGAACAACGACTCTTTACTAAACATTTTGTGGAAAGATGTTGGCGCCCGAAGCCAGAGGAGACTTAATCCACTTCACCGAAAACACTAGAGATGCTATGGAAACTTTCTTCAACAGCTACGATCTAGCTGAATATTCCGAAGTGAATCCTAACAAACTTAATCGGAAGGAAACCGACGAACTATTGGGCGTTATTCGAGAGAGGTTCAAATCCGAACTGGTGATCACAGATGAAGATTTTGTGAAGCACTTAGCTTTCGCGTTGATCCGCGCCGCTAATATCACAACTAGTGTGAAAGTTAACTACGTCGGAGCATACGAATATACGATAGGAGGAAAGAAGTTCCTGGTCAAGGATGCTTGGGTTTTTCCTCTAATAAAAGAGTGTATGAAAAAGTTTAATAAACCTAATCCTGTGAGGACGTTTTGCGCCACTTTCGAAGACGCTTACATTGTGATAGCTCGTTCGTTACCCAAACTGTTCCTGAATAGAACCATTGGCAAACGCGGGATCCCGTCGGGGTACGAATTCCTCGGGGCAGATTTTCTGACCGCAACCAGTGTGTGTTTGAACGATCACGAAAAAGCTATCGTATTACAAGCCTCAAGAGCTGCCATTGACAGAGCTGTTTCTTCGTCGGTCGACGGGAAGATAGTCAGTCTTTTCGACCTCGGTCGTCTTAGTTAACACAGTTACTAAGGTTCCATTTTATTACAGTATTGTTTTTGTTTTAGCGTAATCGTACTTGAGTTTCGTTATGGGATCAGCTGAACCTATTAGTGCAATCGCGACTTTTGAAAACGTAAGTCTCGCAGACCAAACCTGTTTGCACGGAGAAGACTGCGATAAACTTAGGAAGAACTTCGAAGAGTGTTTGAAATTAAAAGGGGTTCCGGAAGATAACCTCGGAATCGCGTTAGGACTTTGTTTGTATTCCTGTGCTACGATAGGCACTTCCAACAAAGTTAACGTCCAACCGACGTCTACCTTCATCAAAGCTTCGTTTGGTGGTGGGAAGGAACTGTACCTCACTCACGGTGAATTGAATTCCTTTCTGGGGTCTCAAAAACTTTTGGAGGGAAAACCTAACAAATTGCGGTGTTTCTGCCGTACTTTTCAGAAGGACTACATATCCTTGCGCAAGGAATACCGAGGGAAATTACCTCCGATTGCCAGAGCTAACCGTCACGGTCTACCCGCTGAAGATCACTACTTAGCCGCTGACTTCATATCGACGTCGACGGAACTCACTGACCTACAACAAAGTCGTCTGCTGTTAGCGCGCGAAAACGCCACTCACACGGAATTCTCGTCTGAATCACCGGTAACCAGTTTGAAACAACTAGGTCGTGGTCTAGGCACCGGGAGATGACTAGTTCTGTCGAACTAGCTCAGACAAAACCCCTTTTTAGAGTATTGCTATTAAAGGGCTTTGTTTTTTATGTTGTTGCGTTCGAAACCGAAGAGGAATCATCGGAAGCTGAACTTCCTTTGGTATACCTCCACGATTTCGAATTAAACATTAACAAGAGAGGGAAAATTGAAGCTTCATACGTCGACTTTATGTCTTGTATGACTAGGTTAAAACCTAGTTCGGTTTCTTATACTCGAGTGAGTTCAGAAAAATCTTCCGAAGACTTTTCTTTACCAGGCTCGGGAAAGACTTTCGGTTCTAAAGTTCTTAATCGTAAAGTGACGTTTACGTTCGAAAACGGAGTCCAACTAGTGTTCGGGATGTATGGACTCGAACAACGGTGCGTTTCTTCCGACTACTTGTGGTTTGAAAACGTTTTCGTTGGCGCGCACTGCGGCACCTTAACCTATTGTCTGAATTGCGAATTAGACAAAAGTGGTGGTGAATTAGAGATTTTGACCTTTTCGAAAAATGAAGTTCTTCTTAAAAGATGGTGAAACTTCTCGAGCCTTGTCTAGGTCTGAATCGCTCCTACGTCGTGTGAAGGAACTCGGAACGAATTCGCAACAAAGCGAGATTTCCGAATGCGTCGACGAATTCAACGAACTGGCGAGTTTTAATCACTTGTTAGTTACAGTTGAACACAGGGAATGGATGGAACAGCATCCGAACCAGTCGTCAAAACTCCGCGTTCCATCACGAATTGGTGAAATGCTTAAAGAGATACGCGCGTTCCTTAAAGTACGCGTGGTAACTCCTATGCACAAGGAAACCGCCAGCGATACTCTGAATGCGTTTCTAGAAGAGTACTGCCGAATTACTGGACTCGCTCGTGAAGACGCTTTACGAGAAAAGATGAGAAAAGTGAAGAGTGTGGTACTATTTCATCATTCGGAACTTTTGAAGTTCGAAGTGACTGAAAACATGTTCAGCTATACTGAACTACTAAAACTGAATCTAAGCTTGAGGGTAATTTCTTCTCAAATCCTCGGAATGGCTATATAGAGAAGTGACGGAGGCGACCTACCTACCGTGTAATTTAAGTCGTCACAGAGTGACAACGGCACCAAGTGGTGCTTAGTGCGTATGTAAATTACGAAGTGCAAAAAATTTTTCTTTTTATATTAAGAAAATTTTTGCACACTCCTAGCGAAGTCCCGCTAGGAAGAAAAAATAAGGGGCCC